CCAACGTGGGGCTCATCAAGAGCATTCCGCAGAAATATCTAACGGACGTACAGACCGCCGTATTCCAGAACGTCATGCAGGGCTCCGACCTTGCAGCGTTGCAGACGAGTATCCAGGAAAAATACGGCATCGCTCATCGCCGCGCGGCGTTCATCGCGCGCGATCAGAACCACAAGGCCAAGGCCGCCATCGAGCGTGCCCGCCGTTTGGACGTAGGCATCGTAAGCGCGAAGTGGAAACACTCCCACGCGGGCAAGGACTGGCGCCCCACGCACGTTGCCATGGATGGAGAATCCTACAACATCATCGAAGGCATGTACGATCCCGCGGTAGAAAAGCAGATATGGCCCGGCACAGAGCCTAACTGCCGTTGCACGGACGAGGCGGAGATTCCCGGCTTTAGTTGACGGCGCCGTCAAAGTGGCGTAAATATGCGCCCGTCACAACCAAGGGGGATTTATGCAAGCGTTTATCTATTTCCTGGCTCTGATGTTTGCGGGTGTTTTCGGTGGCTACGTGGGCGCGCGGCTGGCAATTCGCGAGTATATCCAGCGCGTGGGGCGTGCGTTGAGCGACGTGGAGGCCGCGGTGGGCGCACGGACGATGGCGACGTACAAGCACGAGCATCGCACCAAGTGCGGGCACCAGCACTGCCATATCGTAGCTACGAGAGGCGTGGAACAGTGGACCTGTGGGGAGTACGTGGAATGAGCAGCGTTTGCCTGCGCCCCACCGAGGACTTGGAAACGGTACGCGAACTGCATGCGCTTGCGTTTCCGGATGCGCCGTGGGTTGGGGACGGGCATGCGTTCTGGCTTGCTACTCAGGGCGGCGCGGCAGTGGGTTTCTGCTCCGCCGTGTTCTATGAGCGCCTTGGTTGCGTGTTCCTTTCGCGCGCCGCGGTGATGAATTCCGCGGCGGGCGTAGGGCTGCAGCGTCGCATGATCCGCACGCGCGTCGCCTGGGCGCGAACCCTCATCGGCTGTAATCGCGTCGTAACCTATTGCGCGCCCCGCAATTACTCCTCACTGGTGAACCTGCTCAAGTGCGGTTTCCGCTTCTATGAGCCGACAAAAGAGGGCAAAGACGCCTGGGGCGTAGCGGGCGCGCATTACTTCAGGCTGCCGCTATAGTTGACGTGAACGTCAGGAGCGGCGTATAAGTTCCACGCCTCCCCTACTGCACAGGTATTGTCCATGGCTGCTAAGAAATCCTCCGCCCCTGTCCGCAATGTCGCCTCGTTCAAGGCGAACCACGATCCCGATACAGTCATCCCCAACAAAATCCGCGCCGCGCTGGCCAAAATGGAGGCCGACCACGGGCCCGAGCATTACGAGTATGACGGGGATTTCGTGCGGCTGGCCGGCGTGGGTTTGAGCGCGCTTGCCCTGCACCGGGACACGTTCAAGGATCATATCGTAGAGGCCAAGCCAGTGGGCCTGGGCAACGCACGTAGCGTCAAACGCGCGTGGTTCGCCACGACAAAAGCTGCAAAAGCCGCGCGCGGCGCGTAGGCTAGCTCCTCGGGCGCCGCGGTCCTGCACCGCACCGGGTCTCGCGTATTCACAGGCGAACCAGTAAGCATACCGCCGCTGCAACCTGCGGCGCCCGACCTTCCATTTCCTCACAGGTGGCCCATGACCAAACGCGACGTAGTCGAATTCAAGACCAAGCACGACCCCGAAACTATCATTGTTGGCCTGCGCAAAGAGCTGCAGGACGCGCAGAAGCAGTCCGCCGACGCCGCGGCTATCAAAGAAGTGTTGGGCACGCTGGCTGCGAAGCTGGACGTATTCGTGCCGCCGCCTTGGATGGCACGCATCATTCGGGGCGCGGGGGAAAGTCCCGGCGTGCCGACGCTGTTCCTTTCAGACATCCATTACGGCGAGACGGTGTTCGCCGCTCAGGTCAATGGCGTGAACGAGTACAACCTATTCACCGCTCGCGGACGCATGCACCGCACCGTCGAGAAAGCCATTCACTTGTGCCGCCTGTTGTCGTCCAAAATGGCGTACCCCGGCCTCGTGCTACCCCTGGGCGGGGACATGATTTCCGGTGACATTCACGAAGAACTAGCGACCACGAATGAGCTTGCCAGCATCCCCACCGTGCTGGAATTGTTTGGCCTGCTGGTTCAGGTCATTGACCGCTTGCTCGAAGAGTTCCCCGCCATCTTCTGCCCCTGCGTGGGCGGCAACCATGGTCGCAATACCAAAAAGACGTGGGCTAAGAATCGCAATCACACTTCGTTCGACTGGCTGCTGTACCAGATGCTTGCGCGGCACTACGCAGCGAGGAACGAAAAGCGCGTGACGTTTTATATCCCTGACGGCCCGGACGCGCTGTACAAGGTGTACAACTTCACCACGCTGTTGACGCACGGCGACCAGTTTAAGAGCGGCGACAGCATCATCGGTCCTATCGGCCCTATCATGCGCGGGGATCAAAAGAAGCGCGCGCGCAACCAAGCGGTCAACATGGCCTACGACATGATTATGATGGGTCACTGGCACCAGTACATGCACATGCGCCGCGTGCTGGTGAACGGCTCAATGAAGGGTTACGACGAGTACGCGTACTTCGGTAACTTTGGCTTCGAAGCCCCCGCCCAGGCGTTCTACATGACCCACCCCCGCTATGGCATCACCTGGGCCGCGCCGGTGCTGTGCGACGAGCCCAAGGGCTACTCAAACAATGCGAAGTGGGCGGCCGCGTTTGACATCGGCAAAGTTTGACGGTAAGGTCAGAAAATCGCAACTAACGGAGACGTTCACCCATGAGCAGAGTTTATCTTTCCGGCCCGATGACGAATCGCCCGCAGTTCAACATCCCCCTATTTATCGCTGCCGCCGAAGTGCTGCGCGGCCTGGGCTACGATGTAGTCAGTCCCGTGGAGCTGGACGGCGAGGAAGTGAAGGCCCTCGCGCTGCAGAGCCCGGACGGCAAGTACGATGCGAACGGCAGCCTTGCCGGCTCGTCTTGGGGCGAGTACCTCGCGCGTGACGTACGTGTCATCGCTGACGGCGCGGAGCGCGAGTGGATAGACAGCAGCGACCTGAAATTCAGCACCTCTCGCCTTCCAATAGACGCTATCGTGCTGCTGCCCGAGTGGGAAACCTCACGCGGTGCGAAGCTGGAGGCGTTCGTGGGGGTGCTCACTGGAAAACAGTTCTACACCTACGAACTTGCGTTGGACACCAAGGACGACGAGGGCAACGACATCGGCAAGCGCCCTATGCTTGTCGAGCGCGGCCTGGGCTGGGTCATGCTGCAAATCGCCGATTTCTATGGCGATGCAATCAGCACTTACATTCCGCTCGACACGGCACAGGTGTAACCCATGAGTGACGGCACCAAGCCCAGCAACCCCAAGGAAGCGTTCGGTGACGCCAAGCTGCCGTTGGGCTTGGTGCCGGACACCGCCATCATTGAGGAGAATCTCGCCTTTCTGGAAGGCGCGCTGAAATACGGGCAGTACAATTGGCGCGTTGCTGGAGTGAAGGCGTCCACGTACAACCGCGCGATCCGTCGGCATCTCAAGCGCTGGTGGAACGGCCAGGATCGTGACCCTATCACTCGCGTGCGCGATCTGGCCAGCATCCGTGCGTGCTGCGCCATTCTCATTGACGCGGAAATTTTGGGCATGCTGAATGATGATCGCCCGCCCCGCGCGGAGGTGGACAAGCAACTGACCGAAGCAGCAGAAGTGGCGAAGCACCTCAAAGAACTGTTCAAAGACCACCCGCCGATTCAGTACACCCAGGCATGGGTTGACAGCCCCGCCAACCCGGCATTTGTGCCGCCGCCGGCCCGACCCCTTTGTGATTCAATCAGCCCGGTACTCAAGCACTCGTGCGTACTTTCCCTCGGTCATGGCGGGAGGCACGCATCGAATATCGACCCCGCCCGCGCCTTTACTTGGGGCTATTCGCCTACCCGTTGACCCTCCCCCCGGCGCCCCCGCATACTGGGGGCGCCATGTCCTCCCGCAACCTTCGTTTCGCCATCGACCGTTCCATGCGCCGCGTGGACGACGATGGGCATATGCACATCGAGATGGCCAACATTTCGAAGGCCAACGTGTGCCCCTACTACGGGCGCGAGATTCCTGATTTCGAAGCGCTGGGCCTGGACGCGAACCGCGTCTACCGCCTATACCGCGACCCCTCCGAATTGAAGGCCGGCGCCGCATCATTCGCCGGTAAGCCCCTGTTGCTCCACCACATTCCGGTGAGCGCGGACGAGCCCGCACAGGAGCTGGTAGTGGGCTCCATCGGCACCGCGGTGGCGTTCGACGGCACCTACCTGAAAGCGCCGTTGAGCGTGTGGACGCAGGAAGCTATCAACGTGGTGGAGTCGGAGGAGCAGCGGGAACTGTCCCCCGGCTACCGCTACCGTGCCGATATGACCCCCGGGCGTTCGCCGGAGGGTGTTGCATATGACGGTGTTATGCGAGACATTAGGGGCAACCACCTCGCGTTAGTAAAGACGGGTCGGACCGGTCCTGATGTTGTGGTGCCGGACGCAATGCCCTTGGAGTTTCCGAAGATGAAGTTTCGCAAAGCTGTTGCCGCCCTCGCCGCACTGTTCCCGACGGCCCCGGCCCCCGCGCAGCTTGCAGCGGTGGACGCGGCACTGGATGCGGACCTGGACGACAAGGCCGCCATGGACGCTTTGAGCGACGAGGAACGTACCGCCGCGTGCGATTCCTGGGCCAAGGAAAAGGGCAAGGCGCTGGACGCCCTGACCGACGAGGACAAGGCCGAGGCGTACAAGCGCGCTGCGGCGGACAAGAAAGGCGCCCCTCACGCGGCGACCCAGGGCCGTCAGCCGGCGGCTGCCGACGAAGCGACCGTGCAGCTTGCGGTGGACGCTGCCGTTGCAGCGGCGGTGGCTCAGGCTCGCGTAGGCATGGTCACTCAAGTGGCGGCGGACACGCTGGCGCAGGACGCCGCGACCGCGGCGCGCGCCGAAGTGCACGCGCTCTATGCCGCGCGCAAGGCCGTGGAGACTACGGTCGGCGTTGTCGCGCTCGACTCGGCGGAGGCGGTGTACCGCTTCGCGCTCGACCACCTCAAGGTGGAGCACAAGGATATTCCGGCGGTGGCACTGCCGGCGCTGTATGAAGCAAGTTCGAAGGTCGCGGCTCCGCCCGCGCCGTTCGCGCACGATAGTGCGCCGTTTGACCCCTCTATTCTCGGCCTCTCGCACATCAGCAAGGGTTAAGTCATGTCCCTCTATCGCAACGGTTTCCAGACGTTTGTCAATCGCAACCAGTCGCCGGGAGTCGTTGGCGCGTTCGCCAGCATGAACCCGCGCGCTACGGCGCTGGCCGGTGAGGGCGCATTCCGTGCCGCAAGCACGTTGAATTACCTGTCGCTCCCCAATCTGCCGGTAGTGGGCAATTTCGCGTGGGGCCAGGGCCTCTACGCTTACGGCCAGAAGCCCGCAGGCGCCAGCGTGGGCGGCTTCGTCGCCAACGAACTGCAGACCACCATCCCATTCCTCGCGCCCGGCGCGGGAATCAACCCGGTGCAGCTCGCGGTATCTTCCGGGTATCCCACCACGCTGTTTACGCACGGCGATTTCTGGACTATTCCGGCCGATCCGGTCAACGGCATCGTGTCGCCGGATGACACCGTGTACGCCCGTCAGTATGACGGCGCGCTCACCAACGATCCCGTAGCTTTCGCGGCCACCAGTGTCCAGGCGTTGACTACCATCACCGTTTCGGCGGTGACCAAGGGCAAATTGGTGCCGGGCATGGTCATTGACAGCTCCGGTGCGGACGCCACTGTCATCACCCAGCTTACCGGCACCCCGGGCGGCGCGGGCACCTACACGGTGAGCACGTCGGCAACGGTGGGCTCCGGTTCGGTGACTTCGCCGGCCATCGACACGGGATTTAAGTGGGCCTCGCAGACCGTGGCCAACGCCGTCACGAACAGCGCGACCACGATTGCCGCCGGCACCGGTGTCATGACCGTGGCGGCCGTCGCCTCGGGCGTCATTGAGGTGGGCCAGAACGTGAGCGGTACGGGCGTGCCCAGCAACCTGTTCATTACGGCTCAGCTCAGCGGTACGCCGGGCGGCGCGGGCACGTATCAGACCAACACCATCGGGCCCGCCGTCGCCGCGTTTACCGCGACGATGAGTCAAGGCCAGCTGGCCAAAATCAGCCGCACGTACTAACCCACAACCGGCTGCAGTTTTCATAGATTGCAGCCTACAACTTTCTGACCACACCGTCAAACACTTTCCAAGGTTACCGCCCCATGAACCGCCAACTGATGATTGCAATGGACATCGCGAAGGTTCGCGAAGCCGCCAAAGCCGGCCACACCGCCGCCATGCTGCGCGAGTGGGCGGACGCGGGCATCACCTTTGATTCGCGCCTCGGCACCATCTCTCTGTTGCACAAGCCGGCGGCCGAAGTGCGCATGCGCCGCGGTGAGGGCACGGGCCTGGACGAGTATGTTTTTGGTCAGGACGCTCAGCCCGAGCTGGTGACCGTGAGCAACGCAGGTATCCCGGCGTACCTCACCAACGTATTCGACCCGCGCATCATCCAGGTTCTGGTGTCGCCGATGCGCGCTACCGAAATCGTCGGCAGCGAAGAGAAGAAGGGCGACTGGACCACCACGCACGCCCAGTTCATCAGCGTGGAACTGACCGGTGAAACGTCGGCCTACGGCGATTTCAACAACAACGGCCGCGCGTCGGCGAACCTCAACTTCCCGATTCGCCAGTCCTTCCTCTACCAGACGTTCACCAACTGGGGCGAGCTGCAGATGGCCCGCGCTGGCGCGGCGCGCGTGGACTGGGCGAACAAGGTCAACGAAGCGTCCATCCTGGCGCTGAACAAGTTCCAGAATGCCTCGTATTTCTTCGGTATCGCGGGTATCCCGAATTACGGCTTGCTCAACGACCCCGGCTTGTATCCTAGCATCGTGGCCACCAGCGCTTGGAATGCCTCGGGCACCACCGCCGAAACCGTGTACGAAGACATCCGCCGCCTGTTCGTGCAGATGCAGTTGCAGTCCAACGGCGTGCTGGATGCGGAATCGCCGATGACCCTGGCGCTGTCGCCTACGCTCGCCATGGCGTTGAACAAAGCCAACCAGTTCAACGTCAACGTGTACAAGCTGCTGAAAGACAATTTCCCCAACCTGACCGTGAAAACGGCGGTGGAGTATCAGACGGCGGCCGGCGAACTGGTGCAGTTGATTTGCACCAGCGTGCAGGGTCAGCAGACTGCCACCACCGCGTACACCGAAAAGATGCGCGCCCACGCCGTCGTGGTCGGTTCGTCTTCGTGGTCGCAGAAGAAATCGCAGGGCACGTTCGGCACGGTGATTTTCAACGAGTTCGCGATTTCGTCGCTTATCGGCGCGTGATCCCGGCAGCAGAAGGCGCTTTTGCTTCAACGAACCCGCGGGCGGTATTGCTCGCGGGTTCGTCCATGTTTAAGGCCGGCGACGACGGTCTTGCCGTAGCGCGTTTCGCCTGGGCGAATCGGGACACCGGTCTCGCCAACAACACCCGCTCGAGTCCCGGCGAAATGCTCGGGTTCGTAATCCCCGTCTACAACGCCATCTACGCAGTGCGCATAGCGCGCGGCCAGCGGTTCATACGGCCGGGGCTCGCTGTCACCCTGATGCGCTCTGCGGACGTGTGGGCGCGGTTTGCCTGGGGTGCGAGTGCAGGCCAGCCCGTCTACGCCTCTTTGGTTGACGGCGCGGCCATTTCAGGGGAAGCTGACGGCGCCGAGTTAACGCCCTGGTTTGTCGTCACCGACTGCCAGCCGGGCGACCTCGCTATCATCTCCACAACCTGCAAGGTAACTTCATGAGCGATCCTAAAACCCTCGCGGTTCCGCCGCCCCCGGCCGGTGAACTCGACAAGATCAATAGTGCCCAAATGCTGACGGTGGGCTGCAAACTGCCGAATGGCCTCATCTGTGAAATGGGAAAGGTCGGTGACGACAGCTACAAGCGTGTCATCCTGAACGGCGCGAACAGCTCGCGCGTTATTGGCGGCTACGGTTTGACGCAGGTGTCAAAAGACTTTTGGGAAGCTTGGTCTAAGAAGAACAAGCACCTCACAATCGTGCGTCAAGGCTTGGTATTCGCGCACACGGATGAAGCCAGCGCGACTAGCTACGCAAAGGAACGTGCCGAAACACGCACGGGCCTGGAAGCGCTGGACCCCACCAAGGCGCTGGCGAACACGTCGGTGGAAGCGGACATGGATCACTTTAACCAGGGCAAACGCGACATCGAGCGCGGCGGTTTCTCGCGGCGCGCCGGGTAAGCTGCCGTGCCTATCGCGCCATGCCCTCCGAATTCGCCGACTGTCCGCGGCGTAGTGGTGTTCGACGCCGCCGCGTTCAAGGCGGCGTTTCCGTCGTTCGCCGCAGTGGCGGACGCATCGCTGGGCATGGCGTTTACTCTTGCGACGTTGCAGCTTAACAATTCCTGCGGCTCTCGCGTGTGTGACGCCACGCAGCGCGAGACGCTGCTCAACCTGCTGACGGCCCATATTGCCGCGCTCGCTTACGGCGAGAATGGGCTGCCGCCCGCGGGCCTCGTGGGGCGCGTGGACAAGGCGCAGGAAGGGTCGGTTAGTGTCAGTGCCGACATGGGCACTGTCGTATACGGGCAGGCGTACTACCTGCAGACGCAATGGGGTGCGCTGTTCTGGCAGTCCACTGCGCGCTACCGCACGATGGTGTACATCCCGGCGCCCGTCGTGTGCGCGGACCTTGCCGTCAACGGCGGCTATCCGTTCGGGTACGCCCCCGGCGGTGACGGCGGCTGCGGGTGTTGACGTGGCAACTAAAACCGTGTCCCTGGAATTTAAAGGCGGGGACAAGCTGAACCGGATGCTGAGGAAGATGAGCACCGGCTTGAACACCGCGAAAGGTGTCAGTGTCGGATTTCTCGCCGACGCGCAATATCCACGCAACTACTCGACTCGCGTAGAGCACCGCCCAAGTCCGACGCGCACCGTTACCAGCGTCGCGCAAGTCGCGTGGTGGCAGCAAAACGGTAATAAGCGCATCCCGAAGCGTCCGTTTTTCACGACCATGATTGAGGAAGAGTCGGGCCGCTGGGGCGAGTCGCTGGCCTATTTGGCCAAGGTGCACAATTACGACGGCCGCAAGATGCTCACCAACATGGGTGTAGGCATTCAAAGCGCCTTGGTGCGGCACATCCGCGAGTGGAGTTCACCGCCGAATGCGCCCTATACCGTACAGGTCAAAGGATTCAACAACCCCCTGATTGACGAGGGTATTATGATGCGATCGGTGGACTACAAAGTAACCAACCAGCTATGAATTTGCACAGCATCGTCCGCGCGGCCATCAACACCGTGAACCCGGATATTACGGGGCGCTGGCTTGAGTCCAACGGCTTCACCACAAACGCCAGCGGTCGCACGACGCCCGCGTACATCGAGCACGCGGGCGTGCGCATGCAGGTCCAGGCGCTAACAGGCAAAGACCTGATGCACCCCAATTTCGTGAGCCAGCAGGGCGTCAAACGCTCCGTGTACGCCTTTGGAAACATCCAGGGTGTGGTGCGGCCAGATGGCACCGGCGGCGACCTACTCGTTTTCCCCCAGGACCGCGGGGGTGCGCAGCGCGTCTGGCTTGTCGTCGCCGTGTTGGAGACGTGGACCCCGGACACTGCGGGCTGGTGTAAGGTGGGGGTAGTGCTCCAGCCCGACGCCGTGCCGCCGCCATGACTTTGACCATCGCCCCCACGCTCGACACGGTTTTTACTAAGGTCCGCGGGTACTTGCTGGACCCCACCGCGGGGATTGTTCCCGTGGGAACTCCCGTGTTACGCGGGCCTCTGAACCGCGTGGCGCAGCCGGCCGTGGACCATGTGATTCTCACGCCAACTTTTGCGCGCCGGCTGCGAACCAACGTGGAAACCGACGTGGACCCCTTTCCGGGCCCCGGGGACGGCTCGGTACGGATCGAAAAGGGCACCGCGCTGCACATCGCCGTGGACTTCTACGGCGAGGCGGCCGGGGACTGGGCGGCCAAGCTGTCCACCGTGTGGCGCAGCGAATATGCCTGCGCCCATCTGGCGCCGGAGTGCGCGCCGTTGTACGCTGATGATGAAAAGATGCTGCCCTTAGTCACCGGCGAGGAGCAGTATCTTGAACGCTGGAACGTCGTAGCCGTGCTACAGTACAACCCTGTGACCACGACCCCGCAGCAGTTCGCTGACACCGCCGAAGTGGCTTTGATTAACGTGGACGAAAGGTACCCCCCATGACTTCGATTCCGGCCAGTCAACTGGTAAATGTCGTTCCTGGTGTCTTGGGTGCGGGCGGCAGCCCGTTGGCGCTCAATTCGGTGTTTTTCACCCAGGACAATTCCATTCCCCAGGGCAGCGTCAAGTCGTTTGCCACCTTGGCCGACGTGCAGGCGTGGTTCGGTCCGTCGTCCCCCGAGGCCGCGGCGGCCACCATTTATTTCAACGGCTTCACGAACGCAACGCGCGTTCCGGGGCTGCTGTACTTCATGACTTTCAACATCGCCGATACCGCAGCGTACCTGCGCGGCGGCAGCCTATCGGGAATGACGCTGGCCCAGCTGCAAGCGCTGTCGGGAACCGTCATCAGCGTCATTGACGGCGTGTCTAGCACGTCCCTGTCCATCAACCTGTCGGGCGCCACGAGCTTCAGCAATGCCGCCGCACTGATCCAGACCGGCATCCAAGGCGGCACGCCGTCTAGTTCGGCCACGGTGGCCTACGATGCGCAGCGCAAGGCGTTCGTCATCACCTCCCCGACCACGGGTTCTCCGGGCTCCACCATCGCGTTCCCCACGGGCACGTTGGTGGCGGGCCTCAAGCTCACCGCGGCCACCGGCGCTGTGATTTCCCAAGGCGCCGACATCGCGACTCCGGCCGGAGCGCTCGCTACGCTCACCTCGCTGACCCAGAATTGGGCCACGTTCATGACCCTGTGGGAGCCGGTTACGGCCGACAAAGTGCTCTGGGCGACAGCCAATAACGCCTACAACGAGCGCTACGCGTACGTTGGCTGGGACACGTCGGTGACCCCAAAGAACGGCCCGGACCCGACTTGCTTTGCTGCCCTGACGGACACGATGGAAGGCCGCGTTGCTATCTGGGGCGGCGTGGACAAGGCTGCGTTCATCTGCGGCGCCACTGCGGCCATCAATTTCAACGAGACGAATGGCCGCATTTCGTACGCGTACCGCTCGCAGTCGGGGATCGCGCCCGATATCACGGACGCCACCATCGCTAACAACCTGCTGGAAAACGGCTACAACTTCTATGGCGCCTACGCGACGGCGAATGACCAGTTTCAGTTCCTGCAGAACGGTCAAATTTCAGGCACCTGGAAGTGGATCGACCCCTACGTCAATCAGATCAAGCTTAATTCGGATTTGCAGCTGGCGTTCATAACGCTGTTCGCGCAGGCCAAGTCCGTGCCGTACATCACGCGCGGTTACGATATGCTGCGCGCCGCCGCGGCGGGCCCCATCAATGCTGCGCTTAATTTCGGCAGCATCGTGGCTGGCGTCACCCTGTCCGCTTCGCAGCGCGTCCAGGTCAACACGGCGACCAACACGGAGGGCGCGGCTGACGTGCTGCAGTCCCGCGGCTGGTACTTGCAGATTCTTGACGCCGATCCCGTGACGCGCGCCAACCGCGATTCGCCGCCCATGACGCTGTGGTATACGGACGGCGGCAGTATTCAGAAAATCAACCTCGCGTCTATCGACGTGCAGTAAGCCGGAGCGCCGAAAGTGACAACCATCACCAGTGCAAACAGCAGTCTTACGCTTACCCCGCGCCTTGCTGGCGTGCTGTCGGGGCTTTTGCCGGCATTGGCCGGCGTGGGCTTCCAAGTGCAGGGCTACGCGTCTGACGACGCTTTCGCCATCGAGACCGTGGACTCCGCCGAGGCCCGCCTGGGCGTGGACGGTCTGATGTCTGTCGGCTGGCTGCCGCGGCTCACCAAGCAGACTCTGACGCTCCAGGCGGACAGCCCCACAATTCGCTATTTCGAGGCCCTCGTGGGCGCCCAAGACACGATCCGGGACGTTATTCTGTTGGACGGCGTGCTGACGTTGCAGTCCATCGGCACAACGTATGCGCTCGTCAAAGGCGCCCTGACGCGCATTACGGTGGTGCCGCCGGCTAAGAAAGTGCTCGAGCCCGTGACGTACGAAATCACGTGGCATCAGGTGCAGCCGGCACCGGTAGTCTGACCATGGCGCGCCGCGAACGTCGGGTGACGATAACGGATGAAAACCGGGACAAGGGCAAGGTTTTCATCCTCCGCGAAATGGCCGCCGATGCCGGGGAGTGGTGGGCCATTCGCGCGCTCATTGTGATGGGGAACGCAGGGGTGGCGCTGCCCAACGGGGTTCTAGAATCTGGCATGAATGGGCTTGCGCACATGGAGCAGGCCAAGGGGGCCGCGTCGGCGCTTTTCGCCATCGGCCTGCGCATGATGCCGGGAGTGAACGCGCGCGAATTGAAGCCCTTGCTGGATGAAATGATGGCTGGGGTATCGTATCAGCCCCCCGGAAAATTTCCGGCCCAGGAATTGGCGGAGGGAGACCTGTCCCAGATTGAAGAAATCTCCACGCGCCTGAAACTGCGTGCGGAAATGCTGGAATTGCACATGGGTTTTTCGCTCGCCGACGCCGCCTCGATTTTGGACACCACCCCGTCCGTGACGCCGGCTTCCTCCACTACGGAAACGTCCCCCGCCTGATAGGAACCCTGGTATCGTCGCGGCTGGCGACACTGCACGAATTGCAAACCGTGTACGGGGTGCAGGACGCGTACAATATGCTTGAGATATTGAACGTAGACTCTCACAACCTTCGGGTAGCGAACCGTGCCGGCGACCACAGTAGTTGACCAACTTATCGTCAAGCTTGGGCTTGACCCCCGCGACTTTGATAAGGGTCGTAAGCAGGCGGCTGCGGGCGTTCTGGAAACAGAGCAGACCGTAAAAAAATCTGCGGGGGGGATGAGCACGTCCCTGACACGGCTGGCCACCAAGTGGCTTTCTGTGGCGGGTGCGATTCTGGCCGTCAAGAAAGCGGTGGGCGTCATTGATGACGTAGCTACGCGCACGCGGCGGTTGGGCATCGACGCTCGTAACTACGATATCGCCGCCGCGGGACTGCGCAATTTCGAGAACGCTGCGGAAATGTTCGGAGGGTCCGCGGAGGAAGCGCGCCGTTCTGTCGCCGGACTAAACCAAGCCGTATTTGATCTGGCGTATAACGGCCAGATGTCTGACAGCCTCGTCATGTTGGCGCGTTTAGGCGTCAACTTTCAGACGAGCACCGGCCACGCACGCGAGTTCAAAGACATCGTGCTTGATACGGCGGACGCCATCGGCCGCGCGCAGCAGAAGGGCATGACGCGCGGCGAGGCGTACCAGTACCTGCAACAGTCTGGCTTCGATCAGGGCACGTCTCAAATGATCCTCGCGGGCCGCGCGCAGGCTCAGGCCGCACTCGCCGCGCAAGAGAAGCGCCGGCAGATCAGCGAGGGGGACGTAACCAAAGCCACCGGGATAAGCCAAGCACGAATCGGCAAAGAACAGGCGCTGGAAGGCGTGGCCGTAGGTGCGATGGAATTTGCGGGCGGCGTGCAAGAGGGCGTCAATAATTTTATTGAGATGCTGGCTAGTCCCGGAGGCGTCAACGACGCATTGGGCGCGCTCGCAGACAAGACAAAAAACCTGGGCAATGCATTTGACGAGTGGAGCGTTAAAGTTTCGGGAATCTCTCGCGGCATTCGCAATAACAATCCGGGGAATATTCGCGCTGTAGGCGACCAGAATAAAGACCGTCAGGGGTTTCGCGTTTTCCGTACGATGGAGGAAGGAATAGAGGCGGCGGATGAACAGCTGAAACGCTACACTGACAAAGGCGTCAACACGATCAGCAAAATAATAACTAAGTGGGCGCCGCCAAGCGAGAACGATACGCAGGCGTACATTGACGATGTGGTCAAAGAAACCGGCTTTAAGGCGGACGAAGTAATAGACTCGCCCGGCATGCGCTATATGTTGATGGCGGCTATGTTTAAACACGAGTCTGGTTCGGGGGCCCCCAATACGGACGACATTCAAAGCTACATGTCACTTAAGAACGAGGGGCTAGCGGGGACAGGTCCGACAGGTGCGACACCCACCCCCGCAGCCCAGACGGGGACCACGTTCAACAAGACGGACGTGCAGGTGGACAGCATCACTATCGTGACGCAAGCGAAGGACGCGAACGGCATCGCGGGAGAGATTGCCCCTGCGCTTAAGCGCAAGATGATGGCCGCCCACGCTGAGCAGGGAATGCAGTAATGGCGCTCATTCCCAAACCGAAGTTTCCCAACGTGCCGAGCCTTCCGGGAGTGCCGCAGCTTCTGCGTTCTCCGCTGTTCCCGCCGAGCCCCAGCCCGGTGCTCGGCGCTGCCGCAGCTATCGGCGCGTTGTGGCGCAGTCTTTTCGCGCCCCCCGTGTGGGGCATATTCGACCAGCCCAAGTATGTTCCGAATGAGAACAGCCGCATTGAAACCGACGCTGAAGGAAATCGCTCGCTAGTTGTGGAAATTGGCAGCACACCGCCCGCTAGGCGCGTCGTGGACGCCGACAGCGTGCTTGATTTTGGCTATCGTAACGAGGTTGATATTCCGGATTTCCCGATCCAGGACGGAAGTTTTGCGGCTTACAATCGCGTTAACTTGCCCTACGAGGCGTCCGTCCGTTTGAGCAAAGGCGGCAGTGAAGAAGCGCGACGCGCGTTTTTGAATCAAATCGACTCGCTGATGAACACGATAGACTTGTTTCAGATAATAACTCCGGAGCGCACTTACAAAAACGTCAGCCCGGTGCGTTTTGAAATGATTCGCCGCGGGCGCGGTGGGGCGGCGTTCCTCACGGAAGTGGACTTGTATTTCCGTGAGATTCGTTCTGTTACGCCGCAGTACACGCAAACCTCCGTGACGACGGAGAACGCGAAAGACCCCTCCGCGCAGCCAGTAACAAACCAAGGAACGGTGAACGGGGAGCGCCCCGTACAAGCCCCACAGATGGACGGAGTAGTCACTCAATGATCCGGGTTCCTCTAGCTGCAGTTCCGAGTCAAACCCTGGCCATCGTGCTGGGCAATCAGCCGTGTCAGATTGCGCTGAGGCAGAACGGCGCCAACATGTACTTTGACTTACGCGTCAATAACACGCCGATTGTTACCTCACGCATCTGCCGTAACAAACAGCTTCTGTTGCTGGACGCCAAGTACCGCGGATTTATTGGCGACTTCATATTTAACGACTCGCAGGGGGATGCGCAACCGGACCACAAGGGGCTTGGCTCTCGGTATTTTTTGTACTACGTAGAAGCGGGCGACGTGCTGTGACTAGTTTTACAGTCAAACAACTACGAGTAACGTTCATTCTTGCAGGGACCAATCAGGTGTTTCCCGGAACGAACACTAACACGTTGGTGCTTACCGGCCTGCGGATGTCGGCTCGGGTCAAGAGCGTGGCCCGTCTCGCAACTATTGCTAACCTACGCGTGTGGGGGATGCTCCCGGCGGACATGAACGCGCTCACTGTGGCTTGGGCGAATCCTCCCGTAGTACTTGACCACATCGTCATCATAGACGCGAATGACGGCAACGGCTGGACGGAAGTCTTCCGTGGAACGATCATAGAAGCGCAACCGGAATATCGTGCGGCGCCTAACGTGTATTTTCAGGTGTTGGCAAAAATCGGCTATTTTCAGCAGATAAATGCCGCGCCTCCAACCAGCTACACCGGCTCCGTGGAAGCGGCTATTGCTTGTATCGACATAATCGAGGCGATGGGCTTTACCGCGGTAGTGACCGGGGACGTTACGGCGGTTTTAACAAACCCGTACTTCCACGGGACGCTGTTCGATCAGCTGCGGCAGGCGTGCGCTGCGGCGGGTGCGGATTTTTATACGTTGGGAACGACCATCCTAGTTACAGCCTCTGGGCTCCCGCGTGACGATCAACCCGCAGTAGTGCTTAATCCGGCCTCGGGACTCATCAACTATCCGGTATACGAACGCGCGGGGCTCAACGTAGACGCGTATTTTAACCCGGCATTTTTGTGCGGAACCCCTATTGAGCTGACCAGTTCCGTTCCCAGCGCGTCGGGGCGCTGGTATCCCATAGCGATAGAACACACGTTAGAAAGCTTGATGCCGGAAGGCAAATGGCTGTCGCAACTCCAGTGCCTGCGAGTGCTCGTGTAATGGCCGTCTCATTTCAAAAACCCTACGACTCTGCGGACGAATACCATGCGATGGTGTTTGTCATTCAGCAGCTGCTGGGCCGCGTGGCCACTGTCGCGTTGGTCAAGGTAGTGGCGTGCACCAACAACGGAGAGCTAGCCCCCTACGGTTTCGTAGACGTTATACCGCTGGTTAATCAGGTTACCGGGGACGGGCAGTCCGTGCCGCACGGCACTCTTTACAGATTGCCTTATCTGCGGGTCCAAGGGGGTGTCAATGCGGTCATCCTGGACCCTGAGGAAAACGATATCGGACTAGCGGCTTTTTGCTCGCGAGATATCAGCAGCGTGAAGGCGGACCCCGCGGCGGCGATTAGTAACGCCAATGCGGGCAAAGGCGGCGCGCCGCCGGGGAGCCAACGTCAGTTCGATATGGCCGACGGTCTGTACCTGGGCGGCTTACTCAACGGCACGCCCGAGCAGTACGTGCAATTCAGTGCAGACGGCATCACGGTGCTGTCCCCCACTAAGGTGCGCATTCAAGCGCCCACCATTGAACTCGTGGGCGAAGTCCTGCAAAGTGGGGGCGACGTGACCTTGGCGCAAAACCTGCAGGTGGACGGCACCGTGCACGCGGACGCCGACGTGATTGCCGACAACATCAGCGGCAAGTCCCACACCCACGGCGGCGTACAGACGGGCGGCGGCAATACGGCGATTCCGAATCCATGAAAACCCTGCTACTGGACAATACCCTGTGGGACTTGTGCACCGACGCCGCCGGCAATATCGCCGTGGCGCAGGCGCCGTATCAGCGCGCGCAGGACGTAGCTAGCGCCATCAAGCTATTTCTGTCGGAGCTGTGGTACGACACTAATTCGGGCGTGCCTTATTTTCAGGAGATACTGGGAAAAGCACCGCCAATTCAGCTGTTTAAGGACTACATGGTCGCTGCTGCCCTCACCGTGGACGGGGTGGTGAACGCCGTTTGCGTGATAGAATCGTTTCAAGATCGCGTCGTTACCGGGGCGGTCACCTTCAACGACGTGGACGGAAATTCCGGCACCGTGGCAATCGCAGCATGAGCACCAACGTACCTCCCGTCCAATTTACCCCCACCGGGCTAGTTGTCCCGCAAGAAAGCGCGGTGCTGGAAGGCGTGCGGGCAGACTTTAATGACGCCTTTGGCGGCGATCTTAACCCGGCGCTGGAGACGCCGCAGGGGCAGCTTGCAAGCTCCCAGGCGGCCGTCGTGGCCGACGCCAACGCAGTGTTCGCGGAATTCGTAAATCAGGTTAATCCTGACACCGCGGACGGCTTCATGCAGGACGCTATTGCACGCATCTATTTCCTGGACCGTCAGCCGGCGGCGCCCACGGTGGTGGAATGCGATTGCATGGGCGCCGCGGGGACGCTCATCCCCCTCGGCGCGCAGGCCGCGGACACTAGCGGCAACCTGTACGCGGCTATCGAATCTGGCACCATCCCGCCCAGCGGCACCGTGACTCTGGCATTTGCGAACGTGAAGCCCGGTCCCATTCCGTGCCCCGCGAATACGCTGACAGTCATATACCGGGCGGTTCCTGGGTGGGACACCATCGACAACCCGGCGCCGGGCGTTCTGGGCGCCAACGTTGAGTCGCGCGCAGCCTTCGCCTATCGCCGCGCCCAGTCCGTAGCACGTAATGCTCGCGGCTCGCTGCCGTCTATTTACGCCGCCGTCTTCGATGTGCCGGACGTGCTCGACGTGTACGTAACCGAGAACACCACCAGTTCAACAGTCAACGTGGGTGCGACCAATTACCCCGTGGTGGCGCACTCGCTATACGTTGCCGCCGTGGGCGGTTCGAACGAGGCCGTTGCACAAGCGATCTGGACCAAGAAAGACGTTGGTTGCGACTACAACGGCAATACAACCGTAGTCGTAACCGATGAAAGCGGATACTCGCCCCCATACCCGACGTACAGCGTGAAGTTTGAGCGCCCCGCACCGCTGGCTATTCTCTTCGATGTGCAGATTCAGGATGACCCAGACCTACCCGCAGATATTGTCGCGCTGGTAAAAGCTGCGATTATTGCGACGTTCACCGGAACGAACGGCGGCACGCGAGTGCGTATCGGCGCCCTGCTACTGGCGTCAAAGTTCTACCCGGCCATCATCAACATAGGGATTGCCACCGGAACGCCCGTGTCCCTGCTCTCGGTGTTGCTGGGCTCTGTAACGCCAACATTGACGCAGCAGCTAATCGGAATTGACCAAGCGCCCACCGTGGATGCGGCAGACATCGCGGTTACGTTGGTGCCGTAATGCTCGACGTTGAACGCACGATAATCTCTCAGTACGCTAACAGCCCGACTATCGGCGCGCTGATTAGCAACCTGAATGAGTATATTGACCCGCGCGTCAAAATGGGCGAGTTCTACGATTTCGTGTGGAACGTAGATACCGCGCAAGGTTTTGGATTAGACATTTGGGGGAAAATCGTTGGGGTGTCGCGATGGCTGAGACTTCCAACGAATACTAAAACTTTCGGCTTCATCAACTCCGACGTGCCCCCCGACTGGGCCCCGTTCAACCAGGGAACTTTTTATACCGGAGCTAGCAGTGGGCAAGCTTTTGCGCTGCCGGACAGCGTGTACCGTACCCTGATCCTTACAAAAGCGCTCGCCAACATAGTGGCGACCACGGCGCAAAGCCTGAACCAGCTACTGCGCAATCTCTTTCCAGGGCGAGGTGTCTGCTACGTCATCGACAACGGCAGTATGTCCATGACGTTCTACTTCGAGTTCGACATTAGCCCTGCCGAGTACGCTATTCTTACGCAGTCGGGCGTTCTGCCGCACCCGGCGGGCGTGTCGTTTAATGTCGTCATCGTGCCGGCGGAAAGTGTTTTTGGCTTCCAGGAAATGGGCGCCTCTGCGGAACCTTTCGACCAAGGCGTGTTCTATCAGCCCCCTTAGAGTACCAGTGCAATGCCCGGACAGCCGCTACCTCCATTAGTCGTCGAAGCGTTCGCAAAGAACGCGGCGCCGTCCTACATTCAGAACCCCATCCCGGTCACCACCTTGGACCCGGAGCGCGCGTCTTTCGACCTTGGATTCCCGCCAAAAACGATGACGGAAATTCTGGCGGGAGGCACGCCGCCTTACGGTCAGGACATGAACGGAATTTTGTACATGCTGTCGGCGCACATCGCCGCATTGCAGGCCGGTCAGCCTTACCTGTTCAGCAGCACCCTAGCCTCGGCACTGAGCGGCTACGCAGTGGGCTGCGTGTTAGGCATGGCGGACGGTACGGGCGTCTGGATTAACACCGTGAACGGCAATACGACAGACCCTGACGGCGGAAGTCCCGCGGGTTGGATGCCTCTTTACAACCACGGTTTCGCGGCCATTTCGGGCCTCACGGGCGGCACCCGCACACTTACGCCCGCCGAGTACCGCCGTAACGTTATCGTGCTGTCAGGTACGCTCGCGGGAAACCTGCAGGTTATCGTCCCCAACGGCACTCTTGGGCAGCGTTCGTGGCTTGTCGTAAACACGACCACCGGGTCATTCACCACGACGGTGAAGACGGCCGCGGGTTCGGGCGTTACGGTCCCTCAAGGCGGCTACAGCGCCCCCGTGGAAGTCTACGGGGACGGCACCAACGTCTACCCGACCGTAGCGCCGCTTAGTATTCCTATCGATCAAAATCCGACCGCATCGTCAATCGCTCAGCGCACGAACACGGGGCAGTTGTTTGCCACCTATTTCAATTCTAATAACCCAATTGAAAATTTCGGCATGGCCGCGGTGTACGCGGATGCGGGCGACGGTTACCACCGTAAAATTTCGTTGGCGAATTTCGCCGCACAAATTTCGTTGTCGCAATTCGCGGGGCAAGTTGCTAACGCACAAGTTCCTCTTTCCGCGATCATGCAGTACGCCGCGCAAATCTGGAATAGCGCGAATTTGACAGGCTCGTCAACTGCCCCGACTCAAGCCCCCGGTAACAGCTCTGCACTTATTGCAACTACGGCGTTTGCGAACCCGGGTCAATCTCAGGCGGCAAACGGCTACGTAAAACTCCCTGGCGGCGTGATTATCCAGTGGGGTGTTACGGCAGCGTTGGGGGGCGGCAGCGCCAACGCTATAACCTACCCTATCGCCTTCACTAGCGCGGCGTATGTCACGACCGTCACCGCCCAGAACACGGGCGGTACGGCGCAGTCGGCCGATACGGTGACCAATAAAACCGTGAACGGTTTCACGCTTAACAACGCCGGCTCGGTCGGGCGCGTATTTAACTGGATCGCAATCGGAGTTTGATATGGGCGCCCCTGTTCCCCCTTCAGTAGTTGAGGCGTTTGGCGCGGGTGGCACGCCGGGCACGGACTACACCCTAATTCCGGTCCCCTCTCAAACCGGAGTGTCGCCAGAACTGGCGTCTTTCACTACCGGGTTTCCGCCGGCCACTCGCCTAGCAAAGACATCTGGCGGGATTCCTCCGCGCGGCCTGGACATGAACGGAATTCTGTTCATGCTGTCGGCGCACACCGCGTGGGTGGCTTCCGGTAACGCATACGCCTTCGACGCGCAGGTGGTATCGGTAGCCGGCGGCTACAACGTGGGCGCCATCATTCGCAGCGCGGTGGACCCCACGCAATTTTTTATGTCCCTGACCGCGAACAACACCGCGGACCCGGACGTTACGCCAACCAACTGGCTACAGTTTTCACCATTCGCTACCCCGACTGCGACCCAGGCGGGCAACATTGCTGCGGGCTCGCAGACCGTAGCTGTGACAGGTAACAGCGGGTTCCTGGACCTGACGCCCAACGCTGGCGCCACCACGTTGACAAATTTGACCGGCGGCAACGTGGGACAAGTTATCACCGTCACCAACCTGCATGCGTCGAACTCCCTAACGCTGCAGGCCAATGCCAACTTACGACTGGCAGGTGACGTCACGCTGTTGCAAAATGGTAGCCTCTCCCTGCGCCGCCGCACCTCAACTCAATGGGTATCCATGTCATGATCCGTAAGCACCCCTGGGGCCTCGTTGCTCTTTCGCTTCTGTTTGCGTACCTCGCCGTCACGACCCCCGCGCACGCTCAGCAATACACTCGGTTCGGACCCGCCAATGGTATTCTGAAAGGGGCTACCACGACGCCGCAGACTACAGCCGCCGTCGCATCTGACGTAGTTTCCCTGTGGACCGGCACCTGTAACGCAACTACGTTTTTGCGTGCGGACGGCTCGTGTCAGACCGCGGGCGGGGGCGGTGGTGGGTCAGTCACTAGCGTTGCCCTGACGATGCCGACTGGCCTTAGCGTCAGCGGATCGCCGGTTACCACCTCCGGGACGTTGACTGTAACCACCGCACTGAGCGGCATCCTGAAGGGTAACGGCTCTGGCTTCACGGCAGGCTTAGTGGCCCTGGCGTCGGAGGTGTCCGGTACGCTCCCGGTGGCCAATGGCGGCACGGGCGCCACGTCCTTGACGGGAGTGCTCAAAGGCAACACCACGTCGGCTATCAGCTCAGCAGCATCAGCGGATGTTGTGGCCCTCTGGAGTGGGACTTGTAACTCCGGCTCTTTTTTGCGCGGCGACGGCACTTGTGTTGCGGCGGGCGCGGGCTCTGTTACGAGCGTGGGCCTAACGGTCCCGGCGGGACTGAGCGTATCGGGCTCCCCCGTTACTAGCTCGGGGACGCTGGCAATCACCACCGCGTTGAGCGGCCCCGTCCGCGGGACGGGCACGGGACTTACCACCGGAGCCACCGCCCTAGCGTCCGAAGTATCCGGCACGCTCCCCGTCGCGAACGGCGGCACGGGGGTCACTACCAGTACGGGTACAGGCTCCGTCGTTTTAAGCGCATCGCCTACCTTTACCGGCACGGTCAACGCGAGCACCGTGGCGGCCACTACTCTTACGGGAGATGGTTCGGGCCTGACCGGCTTGGACGCCGGGGACATCAGTGCAGGGACTCTCGCGGTGGCCCGTGGCGGCACCGGCGTCACTACCAGTACGGGTACCGGCTCCGTCGTTTTAAGCGCGTCTCCGACACTCACAGGTACCACCACGGCGGGAACGGTGCAGGCGTCCGCGATAACCGTGGGCGGTAATGCGGTCTGTCAAAGCAACGGCACTGACTGCCCTACGGTGGCGCTCGGCTCTGGCGTATCCGGCACGCTTCCGGTCGCGAATGGCGGCACGGGAGTCACCACCAGTACAGGCAGTGGTGCGGTAGTCCGTCAAAGTTCGCCGACGATTACGGGAACGATGGTTGCAAGTAATATCTTCGTCGATCAAGTCAATGTGGCACTGCCCAGCGGCTTGACGGTGAACGGGTCGGCAGTTTGTCAAGTCAACGGCACAAATTGCCCTACTGGAGCAGCTCTAAAGACGGCGTATGCTAGAATTATTTTTAACAGCGGCTGCACCCTGGACCGGAATGTAGGGATAGGGTCTTGTAGCTGGTCTGCTACCGGTAACGGCGCTTTCAATATGTCTGCCGCCGGCTTTACGTCTAATCCTGTATGCACAGCCACCCCGCAGCCTACCAGTGGGATTACAGCAAGAGCGGCGACCGTGAGCGTTAACAGCACCACATCCTCGTCTTTGAACATGGTGTCTAGTAATTTTGCCACCGCCCTAGACGGTGAAATAAACGTTATTTGTGTCGGCACCTAGTTTCCCCGATACCTAACGATAGCCGGACGCGCGACAATGGAGCCCGTAGATAACACCGTACCTTACAAGCTGGGTCAGATGGACGCGCGCATAGGGAACATCGAGTCCACCGTCGCGGGGATTCAAGCGGACGTAAAGGTGCTGCTGGCCCGCGACGCGCAGACGAAAGGCAGCAAGGCCACCATAACCGGCATCGGAGCTGGCGGCGTCGGCGTGGGCGGGCTTATCGTCGCCGCGCTACAGCTATGGTTCGGGGACCGCGAGCCGGTCCCGCAGCACCCCTTACCGCCCATCACAATCCAGCCGACACCCCGCGACTCTGACCGCTCCGTCAGTCCGCCAACGCGCTTTTAAAAGCCGCACGGAATTTCGCGCGGGCTGCTAGCCCTTCCGTGCCGCCGTTGATGATGCGCGTCACTGATACGAAGTCTGCATAATCGTCGTCGGTATCCGTGTCGTCGGCCAAGGCGTTGAGCTTGGGATTGCTGGCCCACCACGCTGCGGCGGCCATCGCTGCGGGCGCTTTGTTGCGCAGTTTGTCCGGGAACGTCAAGACGGCCGGGTCATTCAGCAGTTTGGCTACGCGCGCATAGTTGGCGCGGCCTGTAATCATGAGGATTCCCCGGCCGCGGTACTTCCAGCCATCGTCCGGGTCAAGGTTCCCCATACGCCCGCCGTATACGAGGTTGGCCAACTTCTGCGGCTCGTGCTCGTAGGGCAGCGCCGCTTCCAGGGTCGGAAAGCGCGTGGGCCAGACTTGCATCAGCCGAGGCGCGCCGTAGTTCAAGCTCTCTTCCAGGCGATTAAAGCTCGCGGACTCGTGGGCGCACTGGGCAAGGAATTCGACTACCCGGTCCACGTCGAATGCGATTCCGTGGAGCAACATCGCGTCGTTGAGGGCGACGGTCCAAGAGGCGGGACGCTCGCAGAGAGGGGCTGCGGCGCGCAATTGTTCGGCAGTAATGATGCGCATATAGTGGGTGAGCCTTTCAAATAACCTTGAGGTGTTTCCTGATGAGAAAATTAAGCGTATTCCTGACGGCTACCGCCGTCACGTTGCTGAGCGCCTGTTCGACCACGCCGCAGGGCCAGCGCATTGAGCGTATCGCAATCCAGGGCACGGTTCTGCATATCATCGAGCAGGCCGCCCGGCCGGCGGATAAGGCGCAACGCATCGCCAACGCCGTCAAGCTGGCTCGCACCCTGCTGACCGATGAAACCGTCACCGTGGGCGTGCTGCGCAGCGCGCTGCTCAAGCGTGTAGCAGAGCGTGAGGACGCGCTGCCGCTGTCGGAAAAGTTGGTGCTGTTGGAGGCCATCAACACCATTTCCGACGAGGTGGAAAAGCGCGTGGGATCGGGTATCCTGGCCAAAGACGCCCTGCTTACAGTCAACACGGTGTTGGGCTGGGTGGGCGATGCGGCGGCCTTTTATGTTCCTGTCGAACGCGATACTTGAAGTAAGCAAGCCGGGCCAGTGGGTGGTGTATCGCCCACTGGTCTGGCAATTCCCGAAGGATACCCTCCCGCGCCTGCTCACACGGCGCATCACCGTGCCCGCGGGATTCGTGACCGATCTGGCCAGCGTGCCGCGCTTCCTGCGTGACCGCAGGGCGTTCGACGTGAACGGCGCCAGTCGCCGCCCGGCCGTACTGCATGACTTCCTGTACGCGACGGGCATGGGCGGCAAGGCGTTCGCCGACGACGTGTTTCGCCTCGCACTACGCTCGGAGGGCGTGGGCGCTATCAACGCCTGGGCCTTTTATCAGGCGGTGCACTGGTTCGGCGGGCGCCCGTACCGCGCACACGCCGCAGCGCGGATGCTGGAAGCGGCGAAGCGCAAGTAATCATACAATCACCGCGACAACGGTTTTATTGTGAGGAATGGCGTCCACGCGGGTGACGGGCGAGACGAAATCGCGCTGCAAAGAAAAGCCGCCGTAACGTTCGACCACTACGTCAACGTCCCCCACTACGCTACGCATCGTGGCGCACCGGCGCTCAAGTTCGCTCAGGGTCATCGTTCTATCCGTCAGCGGGTCGGTACAGTGAACGTAAAGACGGACTCGCCGGACTCATTGAATCCAGGCTTCTCGTAACTCACCGTCCATCCGGCATCGCGGTACGCTTCTTCGACGTTGAGCCAGCCAGCCCGGAATATCTCCGAGCGGTCCATGCCGCCTTCGACGAGGCGCTCAACTACCCGGGCCTGCACCACTCTTGCGGATCGCCTGTCGAACTGCGCGGCGATCTCTGCGTTGAACGCATCGAACACGGCGGCCGGGAAGTGCTCGGCTTTCGCGCCGCCAACATCGTCGGGTCGAATTGGTTTTGACATTGAGGCGTTCACCTATCGATGAGCAGCTCTTGCTGCCATTACATCCAGCGCGGTAACGATCTCGGCGCGCGTCGGCCTATGATTCTCATCACCGATTCCATCAACCGCAGTCGTACACGTCGGGCAAAGGTGCATGTCCGCTTGAACTGAACACAGCCCGCCTTCTACACAGACGCCGCCGCGCACGTAGTCGGTAGCCAGATCGAACAGTGACCATCCGTCCGGCAAGTCGTCGGCGTTGTCCATTTCGGTGTGGAATTGAGTGCCGCAGCCGTCACAGTCCACCGTTGCGCGAATGAGTTGAATGCTCACGAGCTGATCTCCTATCGTCCGCAGTTCAGTTGTCGAACCAGAACACGACGCGTTCAGCGCCGAAGGCCTTTAGATCTTCGAGGTCCGCGAAGAAGTGCTCTCCGAGGAACTCGCGCCATGTCTGCCGCTTTCCCTGCCCCGGTTCGCATGTGGCGCAGCCGTCCCACGAGTTCGGCCCGACTTGTCGCGTATACCGGCGGTCTTCCATCTCGGAGCCATAGTCGAAAGCCAGAAGCTCCTCCAGCGACAGCCACGATGCGCTGTGGGCATCGACGCGCCAGCTCTCGTACTCGTCGCTCGTGCCTTCACTGACGTCTTCGGGCATGCCTCGCGCCTCGGCAATCGGTGTCAGGCCTGAGTAATTTCGGACACCGGCGAGGAACGCGAAGGTGCCGTAGTCCCGGTACTCAAAGGGCTCGGCCCGCGCGATGCGCCGCCATTTCCCGTTGATTCGCTTTTCAGCGTGTGCGTGAATGTCGCAACCCATGACTTCCTGACTCCTGTTCAGCGCAACTTTGTTTCGACGGCCATCTGGTCCGCGCGGATCGGATACGGCGCTTCGCGCTTGAATTGCTTCATCGCATCTTTCGCCGTCGCCGCGTCGATTGTTGCCATGGGCGGCGTGCCCGCGATTTGGTGCTTCCAGTAGATGAAAAAACGCATCACTGATCTCCTGTTCAGTGCCGCGCAGCGCGGTCAATGAGGACACCTGTGGCCCACTTGATGGACTCGGCGTTGCCGGCCTCACTTGCATAGATGCCACCGAGTTCGCGGCGCACATATGCAACGACGGTGCCCTTCGAGTCATGCACCGGCCAATAGCTGGAGCCGGCCCACGCCTGCACGTATCCGAGATAGGCGTGACTCGGGCGGGCGCTGATGACGATATGCTCGCGACTGCGTCCGAAGTCGGGCCAGGCGCAGAATGCAGGTGCGATGGTTTCCATGACTCTCGTTTCTCCTGTCCGATGGGCCCATTATCCACACTTTGACGGCGCCGTCAACTACTCCTCAAATTTACCGTACCGGGGCTGGCGAAACCCGCCTTTCATGCGCACGGGCCAGGGCTCGCCATTCGCGAACCGCGCCCAGGGCGGGAGCTGATTCACGGTGGCTTCGAACTCTTCCACGCTGCCCCAGCCGCGGCGCACTTCCGCCGCTATCTCGTCGTGGGTGTGCATGACGATGGAGTAGCCGGCGCGCTCCAGATTGACCATGCCGTGCGCTTGGATATCGCGTGCGGTGCCTTGCACCAGATTGTTGGTGAAGACACCGCCGTACAGCTTGTCCCGTATCCACAGTCCCTTGATGGGGTCCCAGCAAGAATAGGTTATTTCCTGTTCCCACGGGTTGGCCCAGGCGCGCGTGCTAGGCGCGAGGCGTGGTTGGTGGTAGGAGATGCGACGCCCGGACAGCAAGTGCATGTACAGCACGTCATCTTCAACCTGGAACTTGATTCCGTGCGTCCAGAATTCGCGGCCGGGCCACATGATCGCCGCAACGGCGCAGCCTTCCAGGCCAAAAAGTTCGGGGCGCGCATCGCGGAACCGCCCGCGCGTCTGACCGCCCCACAGCTCGGGGAATGTCGGCGAGGCGTCACGGTATTTTAAAATAGCGGCTTTGACCGCTTCGTCGCTTCCCAGAAGCTCCGCCGCGCCAAAGTTGTTCCAACCGGAAATCCAGGCTCCGTACTGTCCCGACAGTTCGGAAATTTTGCCAATACCCTGCCGGTGCGGGTGGTGTTTCTTGTGCTCTTTCTTGTACGCTACGAAATCCTCAAACGGCACGCCGGTCAACTTGCTGGCAGACATCTCGTAAATCATGCCGTGCGTCTTGAACACGTCGATGCGCCACTGCTCGCCGGAGATGCAGGCCATCACGACGCCTTCAATCGCGGAAAAATCGGAGCAGATAAGATCACAGCCCGGACCCGCGATGAACATGGATCGTAGGCAACTTGATACCGCATTGAGCGCGTCGCCATAGCATGTCTCTACGGTTTCCAGATCGCGCAATGCGAATATCTTTAGTGCCGTTTCCACGGCCTCGATGTTGTCAAAGCCCTTTGACGGGCGCGGCAAGTTTTGCGGCTGGGGCCCGTTGCCTGTCCAACGTCCCGTAGCCGCCGCCCAGTAGCTGTACAGACCGTGCAGCCGCCCGTGGACGCTGGCCTGCAGTCGCATGCTGTACAGCTTTTTAACAGAGCCGGAACCGATGCGGTCCAATAGCTCGATAGCCCGCCGCGCGATGCCGGGCGGCAATCGTTTTAGCAAATCTTCCCGATGCTCCTCGTCCAGCGACGCGGTAGATACGCCATGCTGGACAAGCCAGTCCTTAAACTTCTCACCTTGCGTCGTGTTCAGGCCGCCCGTAAGTTGGCGGAATTCGCCATTGTACTTTGCGATAGCCTGCTCGACGATGGCTATACAGTCGTCTATCGCTGCCAGATCAACGGCTACGCCGCGTTGGTTGATTGCTTGGTCAACAAACCATACGTTTTGCTCGTAGGGGGCCAGATCAGGAAGTGCAAGGGCTACGGCACTTTCTGCGGCCACGTCGATATCGTTGTAGCGATATAGATTCTCCGCGTCCACGGGGTCATCGCTGGGGAGAATCCAGCGCCGCGGGTCTTTTTTGGACGGGTTGTGCGGCATGCTGAATTTGTTCAGCAGGCGCGTGCCGTCCTTATCCTTCTGCACCGCTAAGCGTAGGACTTCGCCCGTCTTCTC